AAAATCATCTGAATTAGATGCTGGGATATTCCCTGCTGTCTTATTACCAGATGGTTTGTCGCCAACCATTCTAATGCTTCCTGTAAATCGAGGTACTACAACCTCAGTTACAATTCTGTTTTGATCGTTAGAATCTTTAAACTGTCTAGTTTCTAATTCACCTTCGACATATAATAAAGTTCCACTCTTAGCATATTTTTGCATAGTTTCTGCAAGTCTTGGATCCCATACAACAATTTTATGCCATACAGTTTTTTCTTGCCATTCACCATCTTTAGTCTTGTACTTTTTATTAGTAGCTAAAGATAGGTTAGCAAAAGATTCACCTTTTTTAGTTTGTTTTATTTCTGGATCTGCTCCCAGTCTTCCTATCAACATTACTTTGTTTATCATTGTTTAACTCCTTTGTATTGATTACGGTTATGTTAGTTGGTTTAGCATCAAACTTAGCTTTCATTTCTTGTACATATTTGTTGTTATCAAACAAACCAAGAAACACATCAGCACTGATACCAAGATGACTAAAACCTTTGGTCATAGCATCTGTCATTGCTTTCTTTGGTGCTTCATCATCTAGTCCACCATTCTTCTTGTACAATGCTTGTACTGAAGATACTGGGCCAAATTGATTCCATTCTAAACTAGGTTCTTTTCTGTATCTAACTGTTACTTCAGCAAACACATTTTTATCTGTGTATGTGTAGTCAACATGATATGACCAACCTAAACCTACTGGACCAAACATACCAGTCATAACTTGTATCTGATACATTGGATCTATAGTAGTTAGTTCTTTACCACCAAACTTTGTAAATGCTTTTGTGTATTTAGGATTAGTATTTTTTACTTGATCCCATATCCAAAAGTGTTCTTCTTTTCCTGTTCTCATTATATACCTTTCTGTGTGTATTGATTATTAATATGAGTTTTACTTACTACATAAACATATGCAGAACGCTTACTAGCATTCTTACGTTTATCTTTTCTTTCTATCTTATCTTGTTTATATAGTTCAGTTACTCTTGGTCTTACAGTAAATGAAGATAACCCTAATAGGTCAGCTACTTCATCTGCTGTTGCTCCAAAGTTACCTTTGTTTGCAATAACATTAAATACTTTAGCTCTTATAGTATCAGCACCTTCTTTTAATAGTTCGGCAGCTTCTACTGAAGTATCAACTTTCTGACTGCCTGGTGAGTAAGGGTATGATTTCTCTACCATTGTTATGCTCCTTTATCTGTTCGTTAAAATTATTGAAATCAACAAAATCTGGTGGTGGTGTTTTGGTTTGTACTAAATGCCAAAACAATATTTCAACAGATTCTAATTGATTTTGAAATTCTTTATCTGGAAGTACTTCAGCTAGTCCCCATTTCATATTACCAAAGAACATAGATAAATACATTTTGTCTGCACCATATATCATTAAGTAATGTTGTATTTGTGCTTTGTATTTTTCTGCTGTTTTGATTTCATTAGTAAAAGCATTGGTATGTTTACATTCTAGTAAAGCTTTTTTTTCTTGAAGGACACCATCTATATTGCAATACATAAATGGATATTTTTTAGATTTGATAAATACTTGTTCACCTACAACTTTAATACCTGTTTGTTTTTCAAACCAGCGAATATTAAAGTCTTCGGTATGTACTCCCATTTGTACTGGTAAAACATTTGAGAGATCATCTGATTCTTTCTCTCCAATTTTTTCTAGATACAAATCGTGCCAGTCACCATTGTAAAGTCTGGTGGCATCTGATCCACCAATACCTGTCTTACGATCAAAGTCTTTGTTCATTTATTCTTCCTTTCAATGTCTTCTATCATGTTGTGTATTTCTGTATAAATCCATTTAAGTTCTTGTACACCTAACAATGCTGCAATTTCTGTAATTGCATTCATTCTTTTTTGTTGTAAAGCTTGATGTTTATTTCTTGAATGTATTTCTTGTATTGTTTCATCTTGTTCTGCCATCTTTACTCCTGTATATATTTCGGAAGCTTAAACCTACACGAGTTGCACCCTTTCGTTTTATGTCTTCCCATTTCTTTTGTTCTTGTTGATTGTGTTTTCTTCTAAGACTATCTAATTGTTTTAATATTTTTTGATCTATTTTACCTGCAAACAATTTAGTAGCAAAGTCTGTATATATCTTTTCATTATACTCAATATTTTTATAGAATTTAAGCAATGACATATACCAAGCTTGTTGTCTAACGTGATAAGGTGTGTAGTCTATTTCAACTTTTGGTTTCTGTTTTTTCATTTGTAGATGTTCCTTCTCCTAAACCTTCTAGTGCTGCTTTAACTTTAATTTTATCTGCATCTAATTCTTTAAATTCAGATTTAATTTTTGTTAAGTAATGTACAGCGTCTAACAGTTCTTCGATTGTTTCATCTACCCATTCGGAAGTAGGTCTTTTGTTATCTGACATAGTTTTCCCAAACTTTTCCATACCTTGTACATGTCTATCAATAGTTTTTTTGATTACATCATTTACAATTGGATCGTCTGTTATGTCACCAGGATTAAAGTCTGGATTAATTGTCATGTTTTACCTCTTTTATTTTTATTACAATTTCGGCATTTAGTGCTTCTGCCCAACAACAGAATAACCAGCCACTTGGTTTTCTTATACCACACTCCCATTTTGATACAAGTCCCTTAGCTACTCCTAATATTTCATCCATTTCTAATTGTGATATACCCATATTTTTTCTTATCTTAACAAATTGGGGTATTACTTGATTATGAAATTGTTCACCTAGTGCCTTATTTGTCATAATTACTAGGTATATGTATATTTCGGTAGCTGTCAACTACATATAGTAGTGCTGTTCATTACACTATTAGGAATAAAATAACCTAATGGTTTCTTTGTATATTCTGCTATTTTACCTAATTTAGTTATTGATACTTTGTTGGTAGCTCTTTCATATTTTTGAATTTGTTGAAAGGTACAACCTGCAGCTTTTGCTAATTCGGATTGAGTCATAACTCTATGTTCGAATGTAGTATGTCTAGCATGTTTAATTTGTTTACCAATATAAGTATATAGTTCATGTTCGTTATACATTGCTTTTTCTCCTTGATGCTTCTAATGTTCTCCATATTTCTATTTTCATTTCTGCAGTTTTTCTTTTATTTTTTAATTGCAGAAGTTCAATATTGAAATCATTAATTTTTTTTATTGAATTTACATAACTTTCGGAAGCGTAATAACTTTCGGTAGCTTTAGACACAGCTACATCTGATTGAGTTACATAAGCTCCTTTGAAATGTTTTATCATATCTCGCTGATATTCTACCTCTGCCATAAGTTTAGCAAAGGTAGTATCTGTTTCAGCTAGATAATTTATTTCATTATCTATATCCATATTACTTACTTTCTAATTGTAGAAATTCTTTAGGTGCAGCTACTGGAACACCAGAAGCTTTGAACGTAGAACCTAAATGTTTCCATACATCTTTTATATCTCTACCAGAATATAAAACATTTTTAGCTTGTTCTTCAAGCAAATCTAAATCATGTTTTATTTTAAACTTAGGTAATTTAGATACAGCTTTTTCTGTTTCTTGTTTACAAGCTTTAGTTAGGTAATTTTCTATATTGTCATATTCTTTAACTTCTATAGACATTACATCATTATAATTACCTTTCCATCCTCTAATAGAAGACCAAGAATTTAACTTAGACTCAAGCTTACCAGCTGCAGCTCTTTTAGCTACAAATAATTTATTTTCATAAGATTCTTTTTGAGCAATAAACTTTTTAAGTTTATCGTCTGCATCTTTGAAAGCTTTTATTTCTGCTTTAAGACCTAACTTATCAACAAATGATTTGTAATTTTTATCAGTTTGTTTTTGAGTAGCAGCTTCTATTTCTGACTCAATGTTTTGTCTTCTGTTTCTAAACTTATCTCTAATAAGTTCATCAAGATAGTTTAATTCATTACTTCTTATTGGTTTCATTTTTACCTTTCTTTTTTGTTTTAGTTGTTTTAGTGGTAACAGTTTTTTGATTAGCAAAACTATTTACCCATTTGGTGTACTCTTTCTTTTCTTTAGGTGTCATTTTTCTACACCTAATCTTTCAAAGATATTTTCTTTTTTATCTTTAAAAACATTACCAGACTTTGATTCATCACTATATTCTGAATGTGTGTAATCAGCACTATCATCAAAGTCACCTGTTTCTGTATTAATAGTAAGTATACCATTAACAGAATACTCACCTGCAAATGAATACCATTGATTCAATCTACCTTCATCAGCATAAACTAATGCTTCAAAGTTATCGTCATCAAAGTCTTCATCTTCATCAAGATCTAAAGTCTTAGCCCAATCTACTGTAACAGATTTATCATCTGCATAAAATACTGGTCTATCAAATGATCCTTCATCATTACCACCAGAATATTCTATTTCTACTTTAGTAATACCTTGTGTATGTAATGCTCTTAGTACGTCTTCAATTGTCTTGTCCGACATTTCTATAACCTTTCATTGTCCATTTGGTTGGCTTGATTAGAATTGCCCAATCGTAAAAACTTGGGATCCAACCCATGTCTTCAACGATATGTCTTTCTGCAATTAATCTGACAGGAACCATTTTACCATCAGAATTTTTTATTGATGTGCCAAACTTTTGTTCGGCAGCAAAACAGCCTTCAGCGTGGTGTCGCAAAGCTCTATGACTCCAGTGTGCAATAATCTTTTTTGATTCGTCAAACCAGTCATGGATAGGTTGGTAGTCTTCTGGTTTACCACCCCATCTTTTAACTGATGATACCGAATGATAATAACAATTAGCCATTGATCTCCTTAAGTTTGAATTTTTGTTTCTTAACAATAGCAACAGTTCCAGCTATATGGTCGCCAGGCATACAATGAAAACCTGTTTTTTCTTGCCAAGCATACCAAGCTTTAGTTGCTCTTTTGTTTGGATAATTTATATTTTTAAGCTTAGCTTCTTCATCTGAATACATATCAAATGTTTTATCTTCATCATTATAACCTTGTATGATTTCAATTAAATCACATCCAATAAGTTTATATAATTCTGAAAACGTAGGTTTATTTTCAAACACATGAATGTCTTCGTTATCATTATCTTTCCATAATATTACATTATACATTGTCATCCTTTTGTTCTGCTCTATCTAAATAATCTACTACTAATGATCTAACTAAAGTAGCTTTATACAAATTATGTTTAGTACAATAGTTATGTAATCTTTCGTAGTTTTTTTCACCTAATGATAATCCAAACATTCCATATTTAATTGTATTTTCATTTCTTTTAGTTCTTTTATTTACTTTGTTTAACAATTCATCTTCAGTCATTTTTTTCCTTCGTTATTGTTTGTTTAATAAATTTTACATAGTGATTACAAATATCTATAGTTAAGCCAGTAAAGTATAAACACCAACTTAATCCAGATAATATGGCTATTAAAATATATTTCAAAAAACCAAAAAACTTAGGTATTACCCCTTCTACATTTGTGCGTAGAAGTTTTGCTTTTTCTTTGATAACGGACTTCATATAGCTATACCTTTCATAGTTATTTCTTTCTTTCTGTTTAAAGCTATCTCATTTCTTGGGATAGCTATGTGCGTTGCTTAATCCCCACAGTGCAACGCAACTGTGTGTTTATCGTAGAATAAGGGAGCAATAATGATATTGACTAATCTTCTACGCTAGGATTCTCTAATTCATACAAAGCAACTAAATGTTTTAATCTTTCATTTAGTTTATAACATTTAATATCTTTAGTATCTTTATAAGCTAATGTTTCTTGTTCTAAAAAATATAGTTTAAGTATTTCTTGTAAATCAAATATTTCTTTAAAACTTATTTTGATGTTGAGATACTTTGTAGTCGTATCTTGCTTCTTCTGCATTTGATCTATGCTCCTCTATGTCGCCTGGTGAATCTACTCCTAGTCTTGTTATACTAGAAATAAATTCAGCCATTTCAATTCTGCATTCTGCATAATCAAATTGCAACTTAGCTAGTTCATCTATTATATGTTGTTTGTATTTAGTCATCTGTCCTTTTGGTTATTTGGTAGTCCTGTTAACATTGTCATGATACCAGCAAAACTAATTAAGATCCCTAATACTTGGTGATCAGAATGTATTGCTGTTATCATACCTAACATACCTAGTATAAGTCCTGTTAATGTCATCATGATTCTCATAATTACATCCATTAGTTATACCATTTTTCTTTAGGTTGTTCATTCTTAACAACTTTGTAAGGTAATTCAACCTTAGTAGGCATATGTTTTGATACAGCAAATATCAAACCTAGAATGATTCTAATTGGTAACATAATTGCAATCCAAATCCATTTGGCAGCAACATTCATTAGCCAGTTTTGTAGTTTTATTAACATAGTATTCTCCTTTATTTATTATTGTTAGAGTTTCGGCAGCAACGCCCAATGATTTTCAACGCCGAAACGTTTTGAAAATGGGCTGTAACGATAAAAAAAACCCAGTACCCTGTTAAGAGTACCGGGTTTAATTGTTTATTATTACTTACCTAGAGCTTCTTTTAGTCTAGTCATATTGTATTCTTTCATCTGCTTAGTCACATCTTTGACAGGAGCTTTGCTTTGAGGCATAAACTTCTTACCAAAGGTAGTTTCATAACATAGAAGAAACTCATTCAATATAGACTCAGCTCTTTTGATATTAACTTCTTGAGCATCACGTCTAAAGATTAACTTGTCAACATTTAGCTTAGTGATCTCATTACCAACATCTTCTCGTAACGCAGTCTGCATAAGATCTTTTGTCTTATCTAGACTTTTGATACATTGTTCATGATGTCTTTGGAATACACCAATAATACTATTAGCATTCCATTCA